GTACTCTCGTCTTGTCTTTTCTTCGGTTGAACGCTCTTCCGCGCTGTTGTTAGATAAATAACGTTTGAGTGTGCGGAGGTTCTTGTAAATACCTGCTTGCTCTAAGGCGTCTAAGGTCTTCCAGTAGCGGTGTATCACCCAGTTAGCGTCTTGTATCTCTGTTGCTTCAGGGTCAATAAAAAAGTCATAAATGTTTACGTTCTCAAGTGTCGGGTCATCGTGGTCTTTCACTTTGCGTGTTTCTACCAAGTAATCACCGTTCTCGTCCAATACTGGCCTTCCCGTCTGGTCGTAGATGTAAGTCGTTACCTCTTTTTCTATCGTTTTCCAATAAACTTTAGCAACGCCGGTGCCGTAAATTAAGCCGTCTTTAATCAAGGCCACAATCTTACGAAAAGCACCGTCTATATCCCACCAATAGTCAAACAAGGCGGTGTGTATTTCGCTTGTTTCCTCGTCAGACTCCTCACGTGGCCTGTAAACTATTGTCGGGCTTTTTGCTACCATACGTGGCACGATTGTTTCTACGTTAGACCACGAGTAGGGGTTATGTATCTGCGAGTTAGTAAATTGCTGTTTACCGCTACCGTGATAAATAGCATCACATTCGTTAAATATCTTAAACTTTGCCTGTGTATTGCGCTTAGCAATTTCAAGCCGTTCGTCAACTATTGAGACTTTTTTATTCATCATCATTGTCATCACCTCTGTATGTATTACAACGCCACGCTAAATCACGCTCGTAGTAGGGCACACTTGCGTCTAGCGCGTCTTTTGGCACAAGAGGTAGCTCTTTCCCTTTGCGTTTCTGATAGTTAATAAACTTCTTGGCGTTTATACTGTAAACACAGTTGAAGCAAACTCTATGGTAAAACGTGGTTGGTTTTGTTCTCTCTGGGTCATACTGATTGTCTTTGATGGTTTTCCATATCTTAAGGCGCATCTCCTGCATCAAATCATCTGCGTCATAGCCACGAATGTGATAGCTATGGGCAATGTTCCACATCACCTTCTCGCAGTCCTTGAGCACCTCATTGAAAATATCCTCTGTAAGCTTTTTAATCTCTTCACTCATAGATAGGCACCCTCCCATAGCCCGTTATGGGGTCGCCACCGTGATAGCCAACAATTTGTTTGCGCTTTCTAAACTGGTTAATACCTTTCACGTTGACGGCATAATACTCAAGCGAGCGCATCGCGTGGCAATTATGGACTACTACGCCCTCAGCAACGAAGTTGTGCGTTTCTGGCACTTCAATATCATACACATCGCAAGATTGAGATGGTCTAATATAACGAACCTTGTGATTATATCGATGCTTATAACATCTTTCTGCTTTTCTGCTTATCGTCTCACCGCACACAGGACATTCTTTCTTATTTTTTTCTTCATATTTTCTATTACTGGCTTGTGCTAAAGATCGATACTCTTCGCTATCATTCCAGCGGTTACCAAATCTTTTGCGTCTTCCAGCGTTGTAACATTCTTGTGAACAGTAAAAGGTTTTATGGTCTGCTAAAAACTCTCTATCGCAAGACAAACAATTCTTGAATTTGAGGTTATTAGAACTATATGGGATATACGGTGGCACTATCCTTTTTCGCTCTTCTGCGCTTAACCCTGCAAATGTCTTAGAACAATGGACAGTCGGGTGTAATGCTTCTAGATTATCTGGTCGATTGTCATCCTTGAAATCGCTAATATGATGAATATGATAATGTGGCTCTACTGGTTCGACTAAACGATTATAGACAAGATGGTGTTCCAGTCCCTTACTACCATCATTTAGATGTATTCCAACATAACCACTTTGGTTGTATTCATAAAATGGCATTAAACTATCATTGACACTTAATTGACTGGCTTCTTTGTAATCACCATTACGAAGCATAAATTTATGTTCTGGTGTGCAAGTTATCGAATGCCCATCGTCTAAACCAATTTCAATAGTTTTAGCATTTTCTTTGGCCTTCCAACACTTACTCGCTAGAGTTGGTACAAGTTTCTTCTCTATCTCTGAGTAACCCCAAACATAGAACTGTTTTCCAACTAGACTATCTATCCGCCTCCAACCATCGAGAGTTCTTATTAGTGTTTTACCAGCCAAACAGAACTCATCGTGAATAGGTATCTCGTTCTCTTGGTTTCTAGCCGTGTCTTTTATTTCGGGATAGCGGTAGTTCAAAAGGCAATCACGAAAGCGCGTTAGCTTATCTGACACAAACAAGCTCTTGGCAAAGCTATGTACTGCTCTTATCTGGTCGGGTATCTTTACACCGTCTTTAGTTCTTACATAAAGCCCCTTCTGTGCCATAATCTCAATAGGCGAGGTGCCTGTTGTCAATGTGCGTGATTTGCCCGCAGGGTCGCCTGTGATGAGCGAAGGCTCTTTGTACGGCTTAGAACGTATTACTTGCACAAAATGCTCTATGTTCGCGTCTGAGGCCTCGTAGTAGTCAATCACTCGTACTTCACTACCGTTGTTCTGTATCCACACCACACTTGTCGGGTCATTTACTCCAAAGTCCAGCGTGATATGCACATCGAGGTTGGCGTCATAATCAACCTTCTTAAAGTTTTCTAGTGGCCATTCGCTATAGACCGTACCACTAGGCCTCGTGAAGTCCGCTAAATACTCTTGGTCAAAAGCGTCTTTGGGTAGGTTGGCGTAGGCGCTCTCAATCTCGCTTTTATCTGCGTAAAAAGAAGTGGTAGCAATTATCTGCCCATCTTTTACTGTTGCAGAGGGGAGTTTATACTTTGTCGTGTCGGGTTCATCAGCAAAGTATTTATCGTATAAATCATTCCCCATTCCCTTAGGCGTACCAACAAACCAAACCTTGCCTGCCGTAGTCGATAACATTGGACGCAGTACCTTTGGCCATATTTGTCTTGGGAAGTCCGCATATTCGTCTAGGTACATCCTGTGGACAACTGCCCCTCTCAAACTCTCTGCGTTCTCCACCCCTATCAGTTCTATTTTCGAGCCGTTGGGGAAGGTGATTTTAAGCTCGGAGGAGTTAAATTGTGCTCCCATCTGGGGTATTATGTATTTTTTGAAAGTGTCCCAAACATTGCGCTTCGCTTGAGCATAGTCGTTTGTTACATACCAAGTTCTAGTGTTCGGGTTAGACACGGCAAAACGGATAGCGTCATTGAATATAGCTGTGGTTTTGCCCACCTGCCGTCCTGCTACCAGAACTAAAAAACGGGTTAGGCAATTATGCCAATCCCGTTGATAGTCTTGTGGCTTATATGGGATAGTAACTACATCAGACATTTCAATCTTCCCATTTGAAAGCTATGTTGTTTTGGACATTGACTTGAGCACTTGAAGCTCCCAGCTTGCCGAGAAGCTCTAGGATTAATCTGGCGGCTTGAGTATCACCTTGGCTAGCTTTTTTTAATAAACCAGCAAACACTTTGCCAAGTCTTCCCTGTACGTTTTTTATTAAAATGTTGTATGACTCCTCGAGTAACCCGTCCGTTTGTCTCCAGTTCCAAAGTGTTTGACGTGATACTTTTAAGCTCTTGGCAATATCATCATCATTTCTGACATCTAAAGGGTCGGCTAGAATATGAATATAAGCCACCTGTTCTTTTGTAAACTTTTGTAAATCTCTTTTGGTCATCTATGTCCTCTTTCTTTTGGCTCTCCTTGGTTGGCTGGTAGCATTCTAGCATTGTCACTCTGTGTTGATATTTAACTCAAACAACGTATCGCTTGGATATTTCCCCAAGTCCATTACCTCTGCATTATCTGTTTCAAACACAAGTTGGTATACTTGGTCGTTGCCAGTTTGCCAGATAGGTTTTTAAGTAACATTTGGTAGGCATCATCGGTAAAATTATCTAGTTGTCGCCAGTTCCACAGGGTCTTTCTGTCAACTTGAAGATATTTAGCTATTTCTTCGTCCGTTCTTATTTCTGTCGGGTCAGCTAATATTGCCATATACTGTAGCTGAACAGATGTCCACTTGTTTGTGGACAATTGAGGAGTATTATTTTGCATCTTCCGCCTCCACTTTCACATCAAATATCGTATCGCT